AGTTATAGTGATCTTGATGAATACCTGTGAACGTTCAGAGTCACGATACTGCGTAGAACTATCATAAATTCCACGAAAGTTTTTGTACGCCTGTAACCAGCGTTGTTCAAATGTGCGGCGACCGTTTTCAGAATCTTCAAACTTACTCTGAATATATCCGGCTAGTCCGCGCATTTGCTCATCGGCATCTGCCACTGAAACCTGTTGGTCTTCTGGTGGCTGGAGAAAGCCTTCAGACATGCGTCTACTTCCTATGTATTAAGAGCTTAGTGCTGATTCTTTATCTGAGTTTAGAATAGAAGCGTCGAGCGGGCTCTTGCCTGTTTTTGGCATCGCTTCAATCAGTACATCTGTATTAGCGACAGTGTCAAACTCTAGACCTTCACGGTACAGGTTGTTTTCTCCGGAGTTATGGTCAATACCTTTTTGATCTGCGGACATGATATCAGCTTCTACATATTTCATGGTGTTTCTCCTTGTGGATAAGTGATCTCAATATCAGGTTTAATACCCTGCAATTGATTCATTTGGTCTTCTAGTGTATTTCGCTTTGCCATCTCGGCATCATATTGTTGAATCCGTCTTTGTTGCTCTTGTATTGAGGCTTGTTTCTTATCGTTGTATGCGACTGCGGAAGCACGGGACACTGGGTTATCCGTAACAGGGCCCCTGTCCGTGGGTGCTTGTACTTTTGGTGATGTCAATGCCATCCCCAAACCCATCATTTTCGTAGTCTCAAATACGTCGAATAAAACTTTTGCTACGCCACCTACCTTCTGAGCTAGCTCACCACCCCCTGCTTCTTCAACTGCTTGGGAACCTTCGGAGTACGAGAGTGCACCGAGAGTAGTTGCTACGCCTACAATACCGAGTTTTCCGAGTCTCTGATTCTTTGCGGCTTGTAGACGATCACGTATACTTTGCTTATCCTCTTCTGAGGTGGTATCAATCTTGACTTTCGGTACCGTCGTTTTTCCGGGGGTAACGTCTTGTGCGTTATCAAATACCGCGTCGTAATCAGCGTCAGAAACAATTTCAATATCTGGAGTTGCAGAGTTTACGTTCTGTTGGAACTGTGGGCTTAAAGCTCGTGATCCTTGGCTCGAGTCAAGTAGTTGTACTGGAGGACCTTTTTCATCTGGAGCAGGAACGATAAAGAATCCTGTTTCATTGTCGATCTTAAGTTCAGTCGGTACAAAGTTTTGTCCTAGCGGTTGACGGTATGCGGGTGTCCCTTCATACTCTGCTCCGTAGAACAAGTTCTCTGAAAGTCCGATAAAAAACTCACTCAGTCTGTTCTGAGCGGCAATGTGATCATCAGGGTATAGGCCGAAAGCCAATCGACGGTAATCTCCTTCCCGTCCTGCACCTTGTTCTGTAACCCCACGTCCTTTTAGCTGTGCGGCTACGGTGATTGGAGTCTTAATGAACTTGTGAATTGACGCGTTAAGACGCCGTGCGTCGTAGGATTCTTGTAGTGTGTCACCGGGAACACCAACACCGTCTGGACGAATATACTCAATAATACCGGGGACTTTGATCTTTTTTAGAACGTCTGTAATATCACCAGATGTCACGGGCTTTGGCCCGTCCGGCGTATCCTTCATAAAAATTGTACGGCCGAGAACGATATCTCCTGCCCGTAGGATCATTTGCCCTTTCTTGTCGGGGTACTTCGCTTCGAGCTGTGAGTTAAACTGTTGCTGAGCTCCGATGATTGATAAAGCGTGATTTGTTAGAGGTGCGTCGACAAGGGTCTTCGTCTTCGGAATGTACCCTGTCAAAAACGGGTTACCAGACCCTTGCTCAATCAAATCTGCAAGCCATGTGCGAGAAGTTCCGCGTGAATCTTCAATTACTTGCGTTGAAGTTCGGGGTTGATACACATTAGAGTCTGTTAAACTCAGCACCTCGTTTGGTCGCATACCCACTTGCAAGTTAAATAAGAAAGCCCGTAGTGCAGGACCATCTTGTGGGTTATCCTTTATGTGCGTAGCAACTGCGGCGTAAAACTCTCCCATCTTGAGAGGGTTAAAACGGTAGTCAAACTTAGCTTCCGCAACTTTAGTGTCTTTAGCTTTACCTACAGTCTTCGCGTCAACTTTCTTTTCAAAAGACCCGCGTAAGTTTTTAATATTTGGCAAGCTTGTTTGTGTCGCGGCATCAAGTGCAGTAACTTGACGTTGTACGTTCTCGAATATCGCACCAAACTTAGCGTTGATGTTGCTTAGTGTAGTTGCGGCACCGTCACGATTAGCCTGTTGAAGCGGGGAATCTTTTCCTGCGTAAAACTCTTCAGAGATTACGTCAATCACAGGACGATCAAGATATGGAGCAATCGCCTTGATGTTTTTAAACTCAGAACCCCAGTTTTTTAGCTCACGGCCTTGCTCACGACCTTCTACCATGTACAAATTAATGAACTCGTTCAGTGTTAGAATAGTCGGATCAAAGTCCCGCTTTATTTGGATATTGGGTTTTGCCATCTAGTATCCGAAGGTTGCATCCTGTGGTTTAAAGGTGCTATTCTTAATGTCGTTCAAGGACTTGTGAATGGAGACGTAGCCGGATGTTCGAGTCATTAGCATGTAGCGTAGCGCATCGTATGCGTGGTCTTCTGCTTTCGTGTCTACATCTTCAGAATTTGTTTTTGATAGAGGTATGCCAGCGAGTTGTTTTATTATGTTTGTACAAGTATTAAAAAACTTAACTGTAGGCTCTTTTGTAAACTCGTTATCGCCTAATCGTCGGTGTATTTCCATCTTTCCCGCAATACGGTTACTATCTGAAGGTGTCCAGCGACATCCCCCCCGTATCATTGTTTCAGCGATAGAAGGCCCGTATCCAGTGCGGTTCCAACATGATTTATCGAGTACAGCATAGTGAGGAGCAGGGTCCCACTCCTCTAATTCTATTATTTTAGCGGCAAGTTGCTCTGCTGTAAAGTGTTTTACGTAAAGTTCTCGATAGATCCATATGTTGTTGTCCCAATCGATTGCACCCCAGAGTATGCACGAAGGGCTTGCGTAGCCGTAGTCTGCCGCTCTGATTCGGGGCCAGTTTGTTGGGAGCTCGAAAGGATCGACAACGTGCTTAAGCTTGTTAAATTCTGGGAATGCACAACCTTCTGCAACATCCCAGTCTCCGTCGAGTAATCGTTTTCGTTCGACTTCTGGCAAGGAGAGAAGCATGGCCTCGTATTGCCCGTCTTGCATGAGGTATGGGTTATCGGTGAGTCTCGCCGGGACAAACTTTCTCCAGTACAGTGGCTGGCCTGCCTTCGCATGTCCTTCAGGGTATACGTATGGTTTTCCTGACTCCATGTCGGAGGGAACAAATGGCTTACCGGGTTCTGACTGGTCGATGTACATCTTCTTGACCCACCAGCCGCCAACGCCGCCGGGGTTAGCTGTACATCGCATTGAGAGATTTTGGGATAATTCCTCATCGGTTGAACGGAGACGGGACCGTAAGTATTCCCATACGTAAGGGGTTGGATACTGTGTAACTTCATCGATTGCTATCCAGTTAAACGCCTGTCCTTGGTATCGTGTTACGTCTTTGTCTTTATCGAGGTAGGAAAACCATATAGTAGCCCCAGAGGGGAAGACCCACGTCGACTTACTTTCACGGAATGTGGCACCGGGAAACGCTTTGGGATACAGTTGTTTCGACTTTGATATGAGTTCAGTCAATTCATCGAGAGTGCGGCGTAAAAGAAGCCCCCGGTGGTTAGGGTTGTGACAATAGCGGAGAGGGTCAGCAAGAAGAGCGAAACTTTTTCCGCCCCCGGCCGCCCCACCATACAGAACGTCCTGCTCGGGAGCACTAAGAAACTCCTCTTGAGGACCTTGATTAGGTTGAAATACAACTTCGGATTCACCAATTAGCTCCTTGACGTGTGAAGGTAATTGGTCAACATCACCCATGTCTACAACACGGGATTTTTCTCCTTTTAAGGCTGTTTCAATTTTCTTAGCGGCACGAATACGCTGATTTGCTCGCTGATTTTGCTTCTGTGCGGCCGCTTTTTTCTTTGCGGCCTCTTTTTTCGACCTATTTATACTTGCTTGCGTCGCTCTACGCGCTTTTTCCGCAGTAGAAAGGTGATAACGGGCTTTAGGCGCGTTCGGGTCTTTTTTTGGACGACCACGGGCACGTTTTGGAGCTTCTGCGACCTCATCCGTCATGTTCTACAACCATCTCTTTCTTCTGGGGGAGTAATACCACCCCATGTATAGCTTGGACGTTGACATTGTGAGTCTCTTGTTTCCCCAAGCCGACTCTATTGAGCAAACTCTCGGCCGCTTGGAGACGTATGTTATCTCCACGCTCGATTTCTGGTGCATCAATGGTCTGGACAAGCTTATTAGCGGCTTTGAGAGCACCACCTGCAAGAATATTCCGTGCTCCTTCGATAATTTCGTCGGCAAGAGACTCTTTAAGGTGCCCGATGGAACCTTGCGAGTAACCTGACACCTCACATGCCCGCGAGAAGTTACCTCCGTTCTCGAAGAGTGCGGTAAGGAAAGCTTGTTGTTTGTCGGATAACTCACGTTTTTTCCGTTGTTGGGGGAGAAGATTCATGAAAATCACATAGATGTGTTAAAAAAAGGTGTACGAAGGGACCCGTGGTCGCGGAACTTTGTTCACATGGACTATAAAAGTTGATTTCCCCTGCCATTTCGGCCCCGGTACAGATTTATTATGGGGATCACATGTTTAGTTTGTCAACAAAAAATATTTTTTACGTAGCTATTGACGAAATGATATCTGAACAGTACAATGGGATTGTAAGCCCGCCGGGGTAAACCCATACAATACCCACGGGTCGACCCCATAGAGCCCTGACAGTACCCTCTGCTGTTGGGGCTTTTTTATGGCTGGGACACTGGCCTTCTATTGGGGTACCCCAACGGTAAGCCCGACTGTGAAACATTCCGTGAAACACTACCTAAAACCATAAAAAATATGGGGAGAATGCTAGCACTGGTACTGGGTACCCCCCGTGTCCCTTGCCCCCCTTTGACTACGGGTTTTTATTTTTTTGTGTGACTCTTTTTTACACCCTGATTCAGCCTGTTTAACCTTCGGTATCCCGTTGGCTGTTCTGCCGGTCTAACCTTCGCGCCCATATACGCGCGTCCATCGGATGATGTGGTGGGCTCTCTTTACAATATCTTTTCATCAAAACCGGAATGTCGGGGGCGTGATATATAACGCCACTGGACACCTCAAATAATATCCAAAGGCAATACCGGCAAGGACTTAGGTATTTTTCTGGCATACCGGCGGCAAGCAATAGTCGGGACAAAAAAAAGGCCCCGAAGGGCCCAAAGTCTCGAGGGAATCGAGTTACATGCTAGTGTCTGAGACTCCGACAAGAGCGGCTGTTTCCATCTTGTTAAGAACGCTAGCGAGATTACGCGCAAACTGGATGCGATCATCAGACACATACGTGCTGATCTTGTTGTCGTCATCGCGAGTCGCCCAACCCACTTGGTCAACCAAACGCTTGAGTTCGGCAAGTTGTGCAGGCGTAAAGTTCAATGTAGTTTCGGTCTTCATGAGGTTTCCCCTTAAGTTCTGAAGTGATTATTTTCTCTGACCCCATCGGCCAGTGAGAACAATGTAACTCTACCCTTCCGCGATTGCAAATCGGCAAGCCCGTGATGTTTTACGATATGGGTGTACTGTCCGATTGTTTCCGATTTAACTCCCATGATGCCCGCAATATGGTCGCGATGCATTGTGCCGTAGTGGTCGAGCAATGCAAGCATACGGTAATGTGTCGAACGTATTTTCCGATCATCGGCAGTACGCTTTTGGTCGGCCTCAATCAATTCATCGGCCGATATCACCTCGCCGTCCATCTCATTTTTGAGATCGTCCAGTTGAGACGAAAGAGTATCGATCTGGTTCGCGAGGGTGGAAAGTGCTTCGCGATGATCCGCGAGTTCAGTGCTGAATGTTTTTGTGTTCATGGTTTGGTTTCCTTAGTTGATAAATGCTAAAACTATTAAGAAGAGAAGCACAACCACTGCACCCCTCAAGATTAAATTTAAAAGCTCGATCATGCGGCTTGTTCCAATGCTAGCCAGTGTGGTGATTCCAACACCTGTCTGACCTTCGCTTCACGCTGTAATCGGACGCGATGCGGATTAGATTTTTCGCGGCCGATCGAAAGTTCGGTGATAGTGCCGTCATCGTTCTCGCGCTCCCAAGTCTCATCGACGTGGGTGGCCCAATGCGTCAAGGCGTTGTATCCGGCCCACATGCTAGAACCAAGCTCGCGCTGTTCTTCTTGAAATCGGTGGTTCAGGTAGTCAAGCAATCGGCCGTTAACGCGAGTGTTCTTGTCGGTCGAGAGTTGCGCGGCCTCCCCTCCTTTCTTGCACACTGTGTTCTCGAGAATCTCAACCCACTGAGACGGATGCAAGTCGATCGTTTTCCAGTTGTTCATTTGGTCGCGGTGTGAGTTGAACATACCGAGCCCGAGAGTTGATTTCGCGATCATGGCAGAGACCGAGAGGTTAGCAGTGTGCCTGCGTTTCTGGTGGTACGCTTTTTGGCCCCCGAATACGCAAGTGTTACGGCAATAGTCGCGGTAAGCACCAGAGAACACCTGAAACGCCCACGACATGTCGACGCTGTTAATGATGTCAGCGCGAGCCGTGATCCCTTGTCCCTTCCCGTCGATGTCGAAAGTGAGGTCGTCGAAGTAAACCGCTCGAGTAGCGCGGCGGCCATCGTCGAAGATCCGGTCAACTACCGTGAGGTTTTCGTGCGGCAGTGATGGATTGTCGAGGATGCTTCGCGCCTGTTCTTGAAACGCCAGTGAGTGGTCGACTAGCTTGTAAGACTTCGACACCGGCGGCGATGCCAAAAGCTTTTGCGTGTTGCTGTTGCGGAGTGCGTAGTATCCCTCCACAAGATTCCGGTCGCGGTCGTAAATCGCTTCCTTCTGGACACTTCCGAGTTCACGGAAGAAATCAACGTCAAGCGGATTGCTGTGCGTAAATTCCAAGCCGTCTTGGATACGTTGAGCGGTGCGCTCTGAGTTAACTGCTATGTTCATGACTAAAAGTCCTTTCAAGTAATCCGGTCGGCCAATCCGATCCGGTAAAGTCATTATATACTGAAAAAAAACCAACAATCACCTATCCAATCAAAATTTTTAGATAAATAATTAAGATTAAAAGAAAATTAAGCATCCTTAACTAGTTGAACCAAACCAACCACAATTCCAATAATAATTACCACACCTTCAGGAGTAGCGCGTACATCATTTTTAAGCATAGGACGTTTACAAATTTTTGGGTTTGCTTTCGTACATACTGCCCGTCGAGAGTCTAGGTTATAAACCATAGACCATTTACAATTTTTTGGATTCATTTTCACCTCTTCAATGGGTTTTGAAAATGATATTCTTGTCGGGCGCGTCCCAACAAAGAGCGCAAGTTGTGCAAGCTTGTGTTTT